GCTTATGATTTTTATAATTATAAATATCAATTATTATTTCCAAATAAACCAAAAGAATATAAATGGAATAGTAATACTGGTATTTCTGATTTACAAGGTTATAATCAATTACCTAAGTCAGGAGATCAATTAATTATTACTTCTTCACTTAAAGATGTAGCTTGTTTAAATGAAAATTATAACTTAATTAGTTTAGCACCTAAATCTGAATCAACTATTATTCCTGAACTTATAATAGAACATTTAAAATTAAGGTTTAAAACTATAATAATTTATTTAAATAATGATGAACCTGGTATTAAAGCTAGTAAACAATATGAAGAAAAATATAATTTAAAATGGATTGTTAATCCTATAAAATTAAGTAAAGATCCTAGTGATTGTATGAAAAATAAGCGAAAAAAAGAATTAACACAATTTTTATTATTTAATAATGTTATATGAAGATTTAGTTGAAGGAGAAATTTATTTTGATATTAAAGGTTATATATTTAAATATGGAAAAAGAATTAATGAAAACATTGGTTATGATTATTATATAGATTGTAGCAATGAATATTATAATGATAATATTCATAACGGTAATGAAGTAATAAATATTCAATTAGCTACTTTAGAACAACAACATTGGTTGAATGAATGTATAAAATTAAATAAATTTATAACAAAAGAAGAAGCTTTAAAAACATTATATAATATAAAAAATGAAGAAACTACAGTGAAAAAAATAAAAGAAATATTAGAAAAAATATATGTAGATAATGAATTAAGAAAAAATGTAATTCCATTATTTATAGGTAATCCAGGATTAGGTAAAAGTGTTATTATACATAATTTTGCTAAAGAAAAAGGTGTAGAAGTTGTAGAAATGATTGGTTCTACTTTAATGCCTCATGAAATTTCAGGAATTGCGATACCAGTACAAGAAACAGGTCTTATGACCTACTTTGACTTTGACAAGTTATTGGGAATGAAAGATGGAGATATATTATTTCTTGATGAATTATTGAATACTAACCCAATGGTATTAAATGCTTTTCTTACTTTATTAACAACAAGAAGAATGATTAGTGGTAAAAAATTACCTGATGTCATGATTGTAGCAGCTGCTAATAAACAAGGAGCAAGTATGTTAACACCTCAAATTAAAGAAAGATTTATATTTTATGATGTAAAATTTGATCCTTCTATGTGGGCTGATTATATGTTTGAAAAATATCAAATGGTTGATGAAGTTATGACTGATTTAATAACTTTAGTTCAAAATGAAACATTTTTAACTTCAGATACAAATTATTTTAGTCCAAGAAGTGTTGATAAAGCTGTAGATATGATAATTAAAGGTGTTTATACTCCTTATGAAGCTAAACTTTTACCTATTTTAAATAAAGTTATTGAAAATACTACAGGTGAAGTTATTAAATCTGCAAATGGAGTAGAATTATTACCAAATGAAAAAATATCTTGGTTAAAATTAAAAACAAAAATAAATGATAAAGTTAATTCAGAGTGATAAAGTACAATTACCAATTGTATATTTAGTTGAAACTCAAAAAGATTTAGAAACTTTACCTTTAGGTGTACCATTCATCAGAGGTAAAGAAAATGAATACAATAATTGTGTTCAAATGTTAGAATTTGAAGTACTTTGGAAAAGTATGATAGAAAGTAATTTCAAATTTAAATGGAAAGATATACTTGCTAGACATGGTTTTTATAATACTTGGAAATATGGTGTAGCAAGATCTTCTGGATGTCCTGAAATAACTATGTCTGATAAAGACTGGAGAGAAGCTGGTAAAGTTGATTCATTAATTATTGATGAAAATAATGAAATAGTAGATTGTTCTACTTTTCTTAATGAAATATCTTATAAAGTAAATATTGATGTTATTAAAGAATTAAAATTACTTCCTAGTTGGTTAGATGATATTGAAAAAGCGATTAGTGAAAATATTTTAAATAGTGTTACTTATAATCCTACTTTATATACTAAAAAATTAGGTTTACCTTTAGGAGGTGTTGAATTTAATACAGCTAAAAGAAATTTAATTATTATAGATATTTCAGGTAGTATTCCTGATGGAGTTGCTGGTACTATGTTAAGTATTGCTAAAACATTAGTAGAACAATTTTATGCTGATATAGTTATTACTGGTGGTAAAAGTGTTTTATATGAATATGATAAAGTAGATAAATTAGATACTACTAAAATGTTTAAAGAACTTGGTAGAAATAATGATCAAGAATATTTTGTAAAACTATTATCAGAACCTAGAAAATATAAAACAGCTATTGTATTTGGTGATAATGATTATCCTGGTATAAAATGGTCCAAACGTGATAAAGATATTGAAGTAAAAGAAGGTAAAGAATTATGTAAATGGGAAATTGATGAAATAATTTCTTTTCATACACATGATCATAAAAAAATAGCTGGCTATGGTAGATGGTTTAATACTACTAACGTAACTCATATAGATAATTGGGTTACTGATATGAATTAAATAAAATAAATTAATAATTAATAAAAACAAAAAACATGAAATTTTTAAAAAAAAGTGAAATTACATTACTAAATGGTGGTTATTTATCATCAGCAAAAGATGAAAGTCCAGTTAGTCATGATGGGTTTGTACAAGCTCAAAACAAAGCTCATTATTTAGTTACTTTAGCTGCTAATTTAGTAGGTAAAAACTTTAAAGCTACTAAGATTGATAATTTTAATGATGTTGTTACTGAAACAGTAAATGCTATTAATAAAGCTAATGTAGTTAAGTATGCTTCTGATCCAACAAAACCAGAAACACCATTGAAAAATCAATTGGCTGAAGAAGCTATGGCTTGGATTAATTTTGATAAATCTACTTCTGTAGCTAATCAAGTAAATCAAGCAATGCAAGAATTTAATATTCTTAAAGATTTTGAAGATAATGGTTTATTCTTTAGTGAAGGTATTGTTAGATTAAATAGAATTTATACAGTAGCTGAAATTCAAGCAGCTGTTGAATCTATTCAACCACATTTAAATTCATAAGAATTTAAATAATTAATTAGGTAGTGAAAAATCCGCTTTAAATTACAAATACGTTAAAATCGTAAGTAAGCCTAATTTTTAAAATAATAATATGAAAGAAATATTAATAAAATTTGAAACAAAAAATCAAGCAAAAGAATTTTTAACTTGGTTAAGTAATTCTGGAGAACAAGAATTTTTTGAACAAGAAGAATATGCAGATAATGAAAATGATATTTGTAACAAATTTGAATATGATTATCAAAATAATATTATAAACGGATCTAGAGTATGAAAGAACAAATAGATAACACTGTAAATTATCTTAAAACTATAAATGCTAAAGGTTGTATAACAGGGTCAGTTATGCTTGGATATTTTGAAAATCAAGATATTGATGTATTTGCATACAATGAAAAAAGTTTTACTAAACTGTATTATACTTTAAGACTTAATCCAATGTTTCAAATATTGGAAAAATTAGAATTGTGGAAAGCTGATAGTTTTGAAGAAAGAGATTTTAACAGTAAAAATACAGGAGGAGTTACTACTATTAAATTGATGTATAACACATGTGTTCCTGTTAATATCATTTTAAAGAAAAATGCTACTAATATTTTTAGTGTATTAAGTTCTTTTGATATGGATATAATTTCAAAAGGTTATGATTTGGAAACTAAACAGTATTTAGACTTATCAGGTGATTCTCAAATTACTAAAATAGCTTCTATTAATAAATGGAATCCTGCTTTTTCAAGTAATGAAATATGGCAAATTCCAAGAGTTCTTAGACAATTGGAAAGATGTATCAAATATCATAAAAGAGGTTATAATACAGATAATGTAGTTTTAAAATATTTAGAATTAATTAATAAGTTAGAAGAATATCAAAGTATATTTAATTCTGAAGCTTTTAATGAAAGATTAAAAATCATACAAGAAAATGTAGCCGTATTAAAAGAAATTTGTAATTTATGGTTAAAAACACATGAAATATCTGATGAAGGATTAGTGTTATTACAACAAAAAATAAGAGAAATATAAAATGGAAAAACCAAAAACGATAGAAGAACTATTGAAAAGTATGCAGACTTTGTATAAACCTAAAGAAACTATAGATATTGCAGGTAAAAAATTACCTAATACTAGAGATACTTGGGATAGAATAGCTCATAAAGATAGTTTTAGTGAATTAGGATTTACTAATAATTCAGAAAAAGAAGAATTTTTAAAAGAATGGATTGAATCTAACCCTTATAATAATATCTAAGATGAAAGAAAAAATAGAACAATTTATAAAAGATAATCATCTTTCATTTGGTATAGGAAGAAGAAATTCTACAATTACTATACTTATAGGATATTCATTATTTTTAGGTATTGAAAAAGAATTTTTAAAAACTTATTTAGAAGAACAAATAAAAGCTGATAAATTTATTCAAGAAGAAATTGATAGATTATGGAGTTTTTGTGTAAGTAGTCACTATGAAAAATTCTGGTTAACTAAAGATGCTAAAAAAATTTATAAATTTTAGTTAATGAAACAATTATTATTAAATTGGTTACTTAAAGATATAAATAGATTTGAAGTTATTAATCATAATAATAATAAATATGAATTAGGTAGATGTGTAGTTCATAAAAAATCTTTATTTACTCAATATAATGAATTTCAAGTTAAAACTTCTTTACAAGATAATAGTAAAACTTTAAAAATATTTATATGAAAAGTTTTTTGCTTCATAAAAATCATCCAGTTATTAAATTTTCAATGCTTCCAGATAATGTATTTTTTGAAGGAGAATTACCAGGAGAAGATTATGCGTTAGCTGTTTGTCCTACAAATGAAAAAATGGTTGTAGTTGATGTAGATGTAAAAAATGGTAAAAATGGTTATGAAAATATTCCAACATTAATTCAAATGGAATTAGATAATACATTTAACTATAAAACAAAATCTGGAGGTGCTCATTATTTTTTAGGTTATAACGGTGATAAATTACTTAAAAATTGTGCAACAGAATATGGTTTAGATTTAAGAATAGGAGCTAATAAAAACACTGGAAATGCAGGTGGATACGTTAAATGGAATTATAATAAACATCCTAAAGAATGTATTCATCTTATTAAAGAGTCATCTGAAAGGATGAACAAATGGTTAGAGAAATTATTCTCTACAATAGAAAATAAATAAATTAATAAAAACAAATAAATAAATTAAAATTATGAAACAAATTACAATTAAAAAAAGTGTAGTAGCTGCTTACAAAGGTGTTGGAGTTACAGTAGATGTAATGGCTAAAAGATTTGGTATTACAACTAAAGAAATGAATGAAGTATTAGTTGGCTTTGGAATGAAAGCTGGAAGAACTAAAAAAGTAGCTACTTATGAAGTAGTTCCAGTAGATGATATGGCTGAAGATTTAGCTTCTACAACTGTAAATTCTACAGAAGCAGAAGTTATAGAACCTGCTATGTCAGAAGCTGGTGTTTAATTAAATTAATTAAAAATACCTAGTAATTAATTTTACTAGGTATTTATTCTATTTATAAATATGAAAGAAGAATTAATACAAGAAACGATAGTATATAAATATATAAATAGAACAAAATTAGCTGATGCTAGAAGAGCCACATATTATGAAAAAGGAAAAACTATACCAAAAAAATATCAAGATACAACTAAATATCATTTTAAACACAAAGGCTCTAAATTAGTTATATTTGATATTAGTACTAATGAACCAGTAATTAAAAATACTAAAACTGCTGGTAAAGAAAGAACTATTCCTATTAAAGGAAATGATTTTTATGCTGGATTTGCAAGTAGTTTTACAAGAATTAAAGTAGTAGAATCAATCAAAGGAGATTTTTTAAAATATTTTAATAAATTAAAAGAATTTAAATCTAGTGATTATCCTATTAGAATTGAATTTATTTATTTTGATTTGTTTAATGAAAAAACTATAGGTAAAGGAATTCATAAAAAGAATCAATCACAAGATTTAGATAATTTAAGATTTGCTTATGAGAAATGTTCACAAGATTTATTAACTAGATTAGATAAAATAGTTGATGATAAACTTACATTTATTCGTAAAATAAGTTCTGAATTTATACCTATAAAAAATCCAGAAGATAGACAACTTTATATTAGATTTTGGAAATACAAACCTGGTTATGAATTTAAAGATAATAAAATAATAAAATTATGAAAGTAGCTATAATAGATTGTGACTCAGTAGCTTTTAGTATTTTCAATGGTAATAAAGTATTAGATAGTGAAGGTAATCCCGTAAAAGTATTATCAGAAGCTGGTAATATGGTATTTCAATATACTGATAAAACAGAAGAAGAACTTAAACAATCTGCTGATGAAGTATTACATAGTATTTTAAGAAAAGGTGGTTTTACTCATTATCTTGGATTTATTAAAGGAGTTAATACTATTCAATATAAATTAAATGTTAATCCATTATATAAACAAAATAGAAATAAAGAATCTCCTAAATTTTGGAATTTTGTTAAAAACTATTTAATATTAAAATGGAATATAATTGAAGTTAATGATATTGAAGTAGATGATGCTGTAAATATTGCTAGATTAAATATACCTAATAGTTATATAGTTGCTATAGATTCAGATTTATTAGCTTTAGAAGGAACTCATTATAATTGGAGAAAAAATGAATGGTGTATTAATAATAAATCTGATTTTGAATTAAAATTCTGGACTGATGTAATTACAGGAACTCATAATAATACCAAAGGAATTCCAGGTAAAGGTAAAAAATATGTTGAAAAAAGATTAAAATATGATCCACTTATAGATATAGAATTTAATGAATTTTGTAGATATAGAGTTTTTTCTGATTATATTAAACATTTTGGAGAAAGAAAAGGTATAGAAGAATTTTATTCAAATTATATATGTTGTAGTATTTTAACTAATCATGAAGTATTTGAAAAAAGATTAAAAGAATTATATAAACCAATAATATATGAATAATGAAGTAATACAGGAATTTTTAAGTGGAGAAAAGAAAGGAATAAATAAAAGTACTGTTTACTTGTTACCAATGTTAGGATTACATGAATCTGATTTTAGAGGACCTTTTCCTAATAATTTATTTCAAAATTGTTTTATTAAAGATAGTACTTTAGATCCAGATAGTACTATTAATAAAAATAAAATATTATTAAGATATAGATTTTCAGGTAAAATAGGATTTCAAAAGTTAGATAAGAAATTAACTATTCATCCAGATTTTTTTATTTCTTATGAAATAGATAAATATCATACAATGTATGTTTATAATATTCCTATTAGATGGGAACAAGATTATCAAAAATTTATTAATTGGCAACCATCTAAATTTAGTAAAGATTATAAAGAACATATTATAAGATTTTATGGTTCTACACCTATGAATAAACTATATAAAGTTCTTCATAAAAGTGAAGAATTATTTATAGAATTAGATAATTTAACTGGAACTAAAGTACCTAGAGATTTAGAAGCTAGTTCAATACCTTATTTTGAAGAAATAGAATATTTTAGAGAAGAATTTAAAGTTAAAGGTTCACCGGTAGATCAACCTAATTATTCATTTGAAACAGAAGATGATGGAAACTAAAGAAAAAATAACTTTAGATAATTTATTTAAATTAGCTATTAGACTAGAACATTTATTAGGTATTACATGGGCTAAAGAATTAGCTCCTGAATTTATTAAATCTTATATGACTCAATTAGGAGAATTTTTAGTTAAAGAAAGAAAAACTAAACTTATTTATCCTTTAAAAGATGAAGTTTTTATGTCTTTAAAATTAACTGAACCTGATAAAATTAATGTAATTATAATAGGTTCTGAACCTTATCATTACAAAGAATTAGATAATTTAAATAATGGATTAGCTTTTAGTATAAAAGAAACTCATTTACCTGATCCACTACCTTTATTAAAAATACATAAAGCTATTGAAGAAAGTTGTTATAATGGTTTAAATTTACAATCTTCAACTGATTTTGAATATTTAACTAAACAAGGAGTATTATTATTAAATAGTGTACTTACTGTACAAGCTAAAAAACCTAAAAGTCATTATAATAAAGGTTGGGAAACTTTTACTAATAAAATTATAGAAATATTAAATAATAAAGATAAATTAGTATTTATATTAATAGGTAATGAAGCTCAAAGTAAAAGAAAATTAATTGATAATAATCATTTAGTTTTTGAATTAGATTATCCTACAATAGGTAATGATTGGGATTATAAAAACGTATTTGTAGAAACAAATAAGTTTTTAAAAAAAGAAAAAAATATTGAAATAATATGGTAAAAAAGAAAAAAATAGATACTGGTTTAGAAAGAGCTAAATTGTTTTTACAAGAAAAACCAGCATATTTAAAAAAAAGTTATTATAATTTTTATATATATTATAATAAAAAGTATTCTACATTAAAACCTCCTTCTGAAGATCAATTTAAAGAAGCTAGAAAAGAATTGAGAAAAAAGATTTATCCTAATAAAAGTAAAGTATGGACTGGTACTGGAGTTAAAACTCATTTACCAAATGTTTTGCAAGAAAAAAATATTGATCTTAAAAAAGAACTTAAAGTTTTGAGAGGTTATTTTAAAGGAGAAAAAGAAGCTAAGATTATTAATTGGCCTCCACCTAAGTACACTAAAAATAGAAATACACCAGGTACTTATTATGTAACTGGGTGTGCTCATGCACCCTGGCATAATAAAGCTATGTATAATTCTGTATTTACATATTTAAGTAAAGAAGTTGAATTACAAGGTTTAATATTAGCCGGAGATATAGCAGATCTTAATAGTCTTTCAGCTCATGATAGAGGTAAGATAGCTTTACCAGAAGTTACTTTAGAATGGGAATATAAAGAATCAGGTAAATTTTTAGATGAATTTGATGATTTAAATATTAAAGGAACTAAAGATTTTATTTATGGTAATCATGAAGATAGATATAATAGAATTACTAAAGATGTAGATATTGCTAAATATGGTTCAGCTCTTAAATCTCCAATAGAAGGTTTAAAACTTTTAGAAAGGGGTTATAATGTATTTACTAATTGGAAAAATGATTGTATTTCTTTAGGTCCACATTTAGATATTAATCATGGAGAATTTTTGAATGTACATTCAGCTAAGAAAACTATAGATACTTATAGAAAAAGTATTATGTATTTTCATACACATAGATTTCAAATTTATATTGAAGGTTTAGTTGGAGGTTTTAATATGGGTTCTGGTGCTAATTTTAATGCTCCTGTATTTAATTATGCTACAAGAGCTATGAAAAATAGTTGGATAAATTCTTCAGCTTTAGTAACATTAGATAATGATGGTTTTTATCATGTTCAACCATTAATGTGGATTAATAATCAGTTAGTTATTAATGGTGTAAAATATTAAATAAAATTAAAAGATTAAACCTGAATTAGAAGTAGGGTAACTTAAATTAATTAATCTAATTGTATTTTTAATGGTTTTAGTACAATAAAAACAAAACAAATAATATGAAAACTTTATATAAAAAAGATAATCATAATAGAATTAGAGTATGGAATATTTGGACAGAATATGATCAATTAATTCAAGAATCTGGTGTATTAGGTGGTAAATTAGTTCAACATAAAAAAGATTGTAAATCTAAAAATGTAGGTAAATCTAATGAAACTAATCCTGAGCAACAAGCATTATTAGAATTAGATAGTGAATATAAAAGTAAATTAACTGAGGGTTATTTTAAAACAATAGAAGAAGCTGAATCAGAAGTAGTTTTATTACCAATGTTAGCTAAGTCTTATAATGATGAAAAGAAGAAAATAGATTGGTCTAATTGTTTTATTCAACCTAAATTAGATGGTATGAGATGTTTAGCTCATATTAAATCTAATGGTGATGTAACTTTAATTAGTAGAGATGGTAAAATTATTACTAATATGGAACATATTATGGATGATTTATCAATTATTAGACAAGATATTATACTTGATGGAGAATTATATGCTCATGGATTAAGTTTTCAAGAGAATATGAAATTAATTAAGAAATATAGACCTGGATTAACTGAACAAATTAAATATCATGTTTATGATATGGTAATAGATAAACCTTTTGTTAAAAGAATTGTAAGACCTTTTATAAAAAGTTTACCTAATTGTAGTGAAGTTTCTACTTATGAAATTAATAATGAAGCTCAACTACTTAAATATCATACAATTAACTTGAAAAATGGTTACGAAGGTTCAATGATAAGATGGGGTAATGAAGGATATAAATTAAATGGTAGAAGTTCTAATCTTTTAAAATATAAAAATTTTGAAGATATAACTTTACCTATTATAGATATAACACCTAATGAAGTTAATGAGAATCATGGAACTCCTTGGTTTGAATATAAAGGTAAAAAGTTTAAAGCTGGTTGTAAATTAAGCCATTATGACAGAGAATTACTACTTTTAAATAAAACTAAATATATAGGAAGAATGGGAGAAATACGTTACTTTGAATTAACAGATGATGGTATTCCACGTTTTCCTATTTTTCATGGTTTTCGTCTAGATTGTTAATAAATAAATTGGATAAATAAAAAATAATACTTATTTTTGTATTCTAAAATACAAATAAAATAATATATGAATAAAGAAGAAAAATTAATTTCCTGGGGTCCAATAGGTTATATTACTTTTAAAAGAAGTTATGCTAGAAGATTTAAAGAAGATGATCCTAATTCACCA